CAACCTTAGGAGAACACTCATGAATCATGAATGAGGAGCCGTGTACGCTCCTACAACAGACGATAATGCTTTACGTGGTGAAAGTCAAGGTAAAACACAATATTTTTACTCAGAGCTTGACACAGCGGCACTCATGCACTATATTATGTATGCTCCTGATGTTACGAATTGGGTTTTCAATAAATTATGAGCCGGGATCGGGGGTTGGGGGGTTGGCGGCATCATGGCGCAGCCAGTCACTCTGGCGTTTCTTTGCAATCATGAGCATTTGATCAAGCTTCCCATCCTGCTCCTCCAGGGATACCCGAAACCCTGACATGAAATCATCATAATGATGCCGATCTGTGACCAGTCTTTCGTTAATACTCTCCAGATTATGCGCTATAGTCGTCAGGTTTATCCCGGTTGCGGTCTGAATGCGTAACTGTTCCGCCTCGTGATCTAAATAGCTTAAGATCGAATCCTTGAGAAACCCGGCAAAGCCATTGAACAGATACTTTTTAATGATAAATGCTATCGCTACAAAAGAAAATATATCTCCGATAAAACCGCCTGCGCTGCTGTCCAATAGTCTGTGAACTAGTTCGAATTCTTCCAATTATTCAACTTCCTCCGCGTCGATCTCTTCAATTTCTTCTGTCTCCGGCTCCGGCTCCGATTTATCCAATTTTCGCAGACACTGAACCAGCAGCCGGCCGCGTTTCATATTCCGCCCGCGTCCTGATGTTGGGTTATCGCTCTCAAAGTCAATCCCATCTCTGACCGTCTTAAACAAATCGAAAGCGAGAGAGGCGACCATGTGAACCATGGGACGTCTGTCTTCCATGCTCATGAAATCCTTTGCGCTCTCCGTGATAGTCTCTGTGATAATTTCGACAATATCCACCCCGGTCAGCTTGCGTGTCTGTTCTTGTGTCATTTTTTGAATCATAATTACTATCCTTATTTTAATTGACTTAAAATACGTTGTTAAATAGTTACAAACACTTTTCCATTGGTAGCAGTGCCTGCATAGAGGTTCCCGTCGTACACCGCCAAAGACATTATCCACGCTTCTGACGAATCATAACTTTCTGACCATGTTGAGCCATCAAAAACAAACACTTTTCCATTGGTAGCAGTGCCTGCATAGAGGTTCCCGTCGTACACCGCCAAAGACGTTATATCCGTTTCTGACGAATCATAACTTTCTGACCATGTTGAGCCATCAAAAACAAGCACTTTTCCACCGGGATAGGTGCCTGCATAGAGGCTCCCATCGTACACCGCCAAACATCTTATATCCGCTTCTGACGAATCATAACTTTCCGACCATGTTGAGCCATCAAAAACAAACACTTTTCCACCGGGATTAGTGCCTGCATAGAGGTTCCCGTCGTACACCGCCAAAGACATTATCCACGCTTCTGACGAATCATAACTTTCTGACCATGTTGAGCCATCAAAAACAAGCACTTTTCCATTGGTACCAGAGCCTGCATAGAGGTTTCCGTCGTACACCGCCAAAGACGTTATATCCGTTTCTGACGAATCATAACTTTCTGACCATGTTGAGCCATCAAAAACAAACACTTTTCCACCGGGATAGGCGCCTGCATAGAGGTTCCCGTCGTACACCGCCAAAGACGTTATATACGTTTCTGAGGAATCATAACTTTCCGACCATGTTGAGCCATCAAAAACAAACACTTTTCCATTGGTACCAGAGCCTGCATAGAGGTTTCCGTCGTACACCGCCAAAGACTTTATATACGCTCCTGAGGAATCATAACTTTCTGACCAGTCAACTTCTTCGGTGCCCCATACGATAACATGATATACCTGAGAAACGGTATTCAGGGTATCCTCAACAGTAATTTCGCGTTGCCCAAAGAGCAAATAACCATTCGTATCAACCGCGCCATTATACAGGAATTTAAAGTCATTCGCAGACATAGAACCTGTCTTGATAACAGGGTATTCAGCCGTATCCGAGAAGATGAGAATTTTGTTGATGTCGGTTATGTGTGTTAAGGCGATGTCTTGCGTTCCTCCTGCCCCGTCACCGGTGTATGTCAGCGTTTCAATTCCTACTATCCCAGAACCTGAGAAGGCTTTTAGCTTGTGCATAGCGGTTGCATCGTTCGCGTGTCCGGCATTAAATTTTTGTAAGAATTGATAGCCGGGGCGCGTTGGTGGGTCGGCGGTCAAGTCGGTCGGTTGCGTCAAACATTCTACTGTTTCGCCGTGCTGGATAAAGTCAAGCTCTGCTTCGGCATACGTGCCGGTTCCGGCCACGCCTGCAAGAGTCTTGAACCAACCCCAGGCAGTGTAGTAATATGTCTCACCAACGGCGTTGGCCTCTGCCGATGAAATGACGGTGAATTGCCCTTGACTCATGCTCTTGATATCGGTACTTGTGAAGGCGGTATTTGTGATCTGTTTAGCTTCCGTGCTTGCCATTGTATCGCTCGCCATCGTAGGCAGGGCGGCGTTTTCGGTATAAATTTCTATGAATTTGACATACAAATCGCTATCCGTCAAGCTGACAATCAATTCCGCCCCGGTTCCGGTGTAGGTTCCCTGCTCCACACCCATCACAGCGCCAAAGGCAGTATGTTGCCCGTCGCTGTCGTGTTCGATTTCAAGACGGGTTTCCATTTCCATATTGGCTTTATCCCAGGTGTTCGACAGGAAAGGGTCTTCTTCTCCGATAACCGGATCTGTCCGGATCATAAATGTTGGGTCGCTCATATTTTTTACTCCGTTCCGTATGCTGCGTAGTGATATACTTCCGCTGCCGTGTTGACGTCCGCGTCCGTCCCGACAGTGAACTCTCCTGTGGTCATGATGTCCGTGATGCAATCAGCATCAAAGGCTGCCGTGCCTACTTTCTTGCTGTCAACCCCATAGTCAAGCACTTGACCGTTTGCTCCTACCTTGTTATCGCCGATATAAAGCCGTCCATCATAGACGGCTAAAGAATACAGAGTCACTGTTGACAGCACAGTGTCAAGGGATTCCCAGGAAGAACCATCATAGACATAGAGTATCCCAGAACCCCCGCCTGCATAAAGCTTGCCATCATATTCAGCCAGTGCGCTGATACTAATTTCTGACGAGTCATAACTTTCAGACCATGCCGCACCATCATAAACAAGTATTTTACCATTTGAACCTGTTCCGGCATACAGATTTCCGTCATAGGTAGCAAGGGAATAAATTAAAGTTTCAGATGAGTCATAATTTTCTGACCATGTCGCACCATCATAAACAAGAACCCTCCCGTTCGTGTCTGTACCTGCATAGAGATTTCCGTCATAAACGGCTAAAGAGAAAATGGCAGAGTCAGTATCATCGTGTGATTCCGTCCATGTTGAGCCGTTATAAACAAAAATCTTCCCGTTTGTACCTGACCCGGCATATAGGTTTCCGTCATAGACGGCTAAAGCGTAAATTGTGGATTGTGTGGAATCATAGGAGTCTGACCATGTTGCGCCATCATAGACAAGCACTTTTCCGCCTGAACTTGTGCCTGCGTACAAATCGCCATCATATACGGCTAAACAATAAATTACGTTCTCAGTGTCATCGTGTGCTTCTGACCAGGAAGAGCCGTCAAAGACATAAATTTTGCCGTTATTCCCTGAGCCGGCATAGAGGTTGCCATCATAAACGGCTAAAGAAAAAATGGCTGTTTGTGAGGAGGCATACGAGACGGCGAAGGCTTTTGACTCGCGTGTCGTGACGACAGGCCAACGCGCCCCGGCTCCGAGGATTTCGAGACGTTGTATATCCATAGAGGTGTTTGTGAGGCTCTTTGTGAGGGCTGCGCCTGTGCCTGTGTACGTACCGAATTCCACTACTTGAAAGGCGGTGGCGTTGATGCCGCTGCTGTGTTGCCCGCTGCTCTCATGTCCTACCCTGAAATTGGTATAGAGATCGCGCAAATATTGGTTTGCGGTGTCTGTTCTTCCGTAGGGGTCGCCCACGCCCGCGAGGGGGTCTTTGTTGCTTCCGTAGCTTATCCAGCCTGTTGGTTCTGCCATGTTTACACCTCAATCCTGTAGTTGTATGGTTCCGGCTTCGCGCCCGTCATAGTCCCCAACCGTAAGAGTTCCATCGTAAATATAAAAGTCCTCTGGGTAATACGCTTCTGTGTCCAAAAGCTTGAAACTTATCGTATAATTATCAAAGTCTCTCTCGACTTCTAAAACGCGCCAGATGTGATTCTTCAGCAGTCCCCCGCTGTTATTGCGTAATAAATGACAGCTTGCGACCACGTAATCGCCTTTTTCAATATAGCAATGTCTGAAATTCTGTTCTGTGACGTCGAGCACCCATTTTGAATCTTTGAAAGCTGCTACAATCTTGCTTTGCAAGGTACTTGCGACATTATCAGCGCGTATCCAGGGCGGCTGGAAGGTGTGATCCTGTACTCCGAATCTGACTTGACTCAGGGCATCCTTTGTGCTGTCGCCATCCTCCACCGCCCCGAAGGAGGAAGAAACCCCGGCTGAAAAACGTCTGTCGAAATCCACAAAGTAAGGAGCGTATTGCATGACAGCTTGGTTACAGATGTTTTCCCGCAGTCGTTCCGGGGTCATGTTTTCAAGGTCAAAATCGTTCTCATTAAGGGCGGCCCTGATATTATATGATGTCGTTCCGAGTGTATCCAATGAGATGACAAGTTCATTATCTCCATTATGCCAGAAATCGCCTAAGAAAGAAGAGAGGATGCTTTTTACCCAGAATTCTTTGGGCTGCTCTTGTAAGATGATACTTGCGGCTGTGTAGCTGTTGGCGGTTGCCAGGGCTTTCGTCTCAAGAAAAGCTTGTGAGTTTTGCGGGTCAGTTACACTCATCAGGGTCAAGAGGTCTTCAAGGATGTCAATAGGATTTTCAAGCAGGTTCCCGCTTCCGTCGTCAATCCCCATAAGAGAGACGGTAATATCTCCACTCGGTAGCGATGCAAAGTCTAAGTATGCTATGGTTTTGCCGTTCTCATCGGCTCCGCTTGTGGTAATAGTAAAGCCCGCCGAGATGACCACACCGTCCTCATATACAGTGATCACGTTCCCGTTGGCCTCGCTCAGGATGGCATGGTCAGCAATCAGGTAGTAAAAGTTGACGGTATCAATACAGACTGCCTTCAGCACGCCCCCGGTGGCGTTGATTGTCAAATCGCCATAGACAACAGGCAGGATTTCGTCTTGACTTTCGGGGTTCGCATAACGACTTGACCATCCCAGGAAGAATGTGTCTTCAAGTTGTTTCGTGTTTCCAGCCCTTGCCGGGAAAGATGCGGTTTGCGTGTTGAGTTGTTCGGCGGGGATCTCTCCCGAAAAGACCTGTATGAAATCGGCGGCAGCTAAAGACGGGTAGCCGATCCGGTATTCAAGAGCCTTTGTGAGGGATATTTCTGAGCCTAAAATATCCGAGAAATAACCATCTGCATTATTGAGAGAGATACTGACCCCGGCCTTTTCCGTTTCGCTCAAGGATGAAAGGAGTTCATTGCCTTCAGGGGTTAAGGTTTCGCGTATTGAACCGAATGACAACACCCTCGCGTCCGCCTCAATCATGACGTTTTCAGAACCAAAGACAACATTTTCACCAACGGAAACTTGGCCATCATAAAGGATAAGTCCACCGCCTGAACCTGTCCAGGTTCCCTGTGGGTGTATCTTTGCGAAGATACGCCGCCCCATGTCTGAAGAGAGGATCGCAATTACTATTGGCTGCTCTCCGGCGTCTATGGCCTGTAGAAATGAACCGCTGACTTGTATCATGAGAAATCCACCTTGACAACCTCCTCTATGTTGAGGGATGACGTGTTATAGAGGGGAAAGGAAAAGCTGCGCGGCAAGGCCCCTTGAAACCGCCCCAGGCGCAAAGAACCCGCGACATCATAAAAAAGATGAAAGTAGAACGGTAATGATTCACGCGTCGAGGGGATACGGACAGCCTGCATGATGGCCTTGAGTGAGTCATAATCAGTATTTGATAGCAACCCTAAAGGGAGCGTAACCGTGCGCTGTTCGGCATACATAGAGGCTGCTACAACCCCGGCGGCGTTGCGCTGCTCTGTCCCGATTTCGGAGAAATCTTCAGTTGACCCCCAATCACCATTGAAGCTGTCAAGCTCTGTATACGTGCCTAAGTACAAGCCGCCAACCCGGATAAATCCGTCCGTATTGGTACTGTCAGAAATCACAACCCGAAAATATTGATATGTCTCGCTCAGATACTCTATGATGGGTGTCAACTCTGCCACAGTAAGGGCTTGTGAGTATGACGGCGCACCCCAGGAGTCCGAAGCATTACCTTCCAACGTGACAGTAGCAGAATCTGTCAGGTTGTGGTCATACAGGAGGGCCGCCGTCACAAGTTTAGCCGAGCCGAGGTTCACTACGAAATTTAGGGTTGTGACCGCGTTCGACTTCGCGTACGTGTTGCGTTTCAGGTCGAGCACTTTTCCGGGGGCGTATTGGGCTATTGCGCGGAATTCCCAATAGTCGCCATCCTCGAAATCGTTCCCGGTTCCGGCGATGCTCTTAATATACACGGCATCCTCCAAAAGGGCATCTATTGTGCTTGTCGCTACTCCTGTGGCCTCCCAACCTGATGCGGTCTGGTCTGTCTTCCATCGGGCTGTCGCCTGTGCTATCTCATTGCCTGCCGATACGTCGTCAATCTGCCAAAAAAACAACGTGTTGACCGTGCCGGTAAATTGACCGGTAACGGATACCAACGCGCTGCCTGTTCCGACTTTACGAGTGCCGGACACCCAACCGGGAGACATGGTTGACATCGTAATCATGGATGATGATGTAATGAGATTATTTGTCAGAAATCGACTTGCTCCGTACATTATGCCCTCAATTTTTGCTGCTGTTTTTGAACTCTGGTTATTTCTCGGACAAACCCGTCAAGAGCCTGTTTGTCAACGACTTTGGCGTTCGGGAAATTAAAATTATTCACAACCTGACCTTCCCCTTGAACCCCTCCGCCATCATGAAATTTCTTGACCTTATTGATCGCAGGGGTAGAGTTTCCTCCTCTTATATTGCCGACATCTTTACGAGATAGGACATATTCCCCTGACTGAAGAACCGCCGGAACTTCACCGCCACCATGAAATTTTTTGACCACCCCGCCATTGTGGAATTGACCGCCAACCGCTCTAAAAGGGGAGTCAATCATCCACTGCAAATTTTCAGGAGAAAGCGTTTTGGGATCGAAACTTGAAAGAAACCCGGAAGAGGCTTTTTTCTGAGCCGTCGCCATATCAGCAAAAGTTTTGACGGCTGTGTTTCCGAGTTGTGTCAGTTGTGGGATCTGTTGCCCTATGGCCTGTGTTAATTGGTTTGTATCCCCTTGCGTCAAGCGGAGTTGATTCTGAAATTCTGGAAAAACCGAATTTTCCCAACCGACATCTTGAACCATGCGCATTTTATCAGTTATTCCGGCAAGGCTATTTTGTAGTTCTTGACTTGGCTCGATTCCTGATTTTATGGCCGCCTCCATGCCTGCCTCAACTTCTTTATATTCTGCTATCAACGCCGTATTTGTGCCTTGCAATATCCCGAAATTTTCATTCAATTCTCTTAAATTTAGCAGAGCCTCGGTTGTATTAAATACAAATTCCGGGGATTTATTTTCATCGCCAAAAATAATCAAATCAGAAATAAAGTCTTTCACTGCTTTAAATTCTGCTTTCCATTCTTCTATTTCTTTGCGGAGTTGGTCACCTATCCACTTAAAAACGAATAAGGCTCTTTCTTTCATGACGTCCCAGATTAAAATTAGCGGAGAAGAATCAGAAAATATTTCTTTTATTGCTTGTCCTAAATTTTTCCAGCCCTGGATGATAAAACCCCATCCTTCAACGGCTAAATCAACCCATTCTTTCATTTTTTTGAATCCATCAATAACCTGTGTGATATATCCAGGAATGCTCTTTAGAACTTCTATTGTTTCAGGGCTTTTTAGTATCTCCCATGTTGCTGAAATGGTTTCCTTGAAGCTTTGCCATGATTCTTGTAATGAGTTTAGAGCTTCAGACCAGTCAAGATTCTTTGCCCCTTCGATAAGCTTTTGAACCGTTTCGGTCAACTCCTTTTTCAACGCCTGGAAGGTTGCCGGGAGTTCTTCAGTTAAAAATGTTGATTCGGTTAGCCATTCACGGAATGCCGCTGCACCTGCATTGATTTCCTTCAAGACTTCCCTCATGACAGGCAGCAACATGTCACCAATGACTCCGAACGTGTTTGACATGATCTCCTTGAATGCAGCCCACAAGGAAGAGACGCGGTCAGATGAGCCGATAAACTCATTCATTAGAGAGGTGTTGAGTCCCCATTGCTCTTTGGATTGTTTAAGGTTTTCCGTCAACTTTACGGAGCGTTTCCCTAATCCCAATAGAACTGTTGACACACCATCCCCTGTCAGCCTCAAGTCCTTCATCCCCTGCAATATAACGTCAACGCCTTCTTGACTCTGCCCTAATTTACCTAATTGTTTTGAAAAAACAACCAGAGCCTGTTCCATATCATTCTTGACAAGATTTGAAAACAGCTTGCCATTCAGTTGAAACGATTCGCCGAAACTTTCTGAATCGTTCCTCATGACTCTCATGACTCGACTCATCGCCGAGCCTGATTTTGAGGCGACCTGATTCATTTCTCCCAGAGTAGCGGCCAGGGCAAGTGTGGCCTGTTCAGACAATCCGACGAAGTTTGCACTTTCAGCCAACCGACCAGAGAGATTAAGGATAAAATCAGCCCCGCGTTTTGTCGTGTTTCCGAAGTGATTCAGGACAGATGCAGCATTTTCTATTGTTGGGATCGTGTCTGTAAATGTACCATGAAACAAGCCGAGACGTTCTGATGCGCTCTGTAAATTAAGACCATCCAAAGCCACCGCAGCCTTGACCATCGTTCCCGCAAAGGCAAGCGCATCCTTGCTGCCTTCCTCAAAAGATTTGCCGGTCAAAACTCCCTGTTGTCCGGCTATCTCAAGGGCTTCCGCTAATTGTTCAGAAGTTCCGAATCCTTTCAAAACGTTGACAGAGTAATCTCTGACCTGTTCCGTAAGGCTTGCGACTTCATCCGTCGTCAGGTTTGCGGTTCGCTTGATGCCGTTCATGGCATCTTCTAATTTCATGGAGTCACTAACAACGTCAGTAGCGGCTTTCCCGAGAAAATTAAAGGCATCAGAAGCGGCACTTAAACCAAAAGAAACGACGGCTTTTTCAAGTTTTTTGAAAGAGCCTCCCATTTTTTTTATTTTATTCTCAAAGGCTCCTAAAACCTTCGATCCGTCATCTATGACTTTAATCTTGAAAACGAGTTCATCAGCCATAAAACACCTTCCTGATTCTTTCCCGAACCGCTTCTATTTCTGAGGTTGTGAGTCTTGCAAACTTACGTATAATAGGCACACCGTTAGTCAAGATTCCGCGTAACTGATGAATAGCGCCATAAAACACAGTGATTATATCTAAATCCCACCCATGAGATGTCTTATGCCAATTCTGAGTTGACTGCTCTGCTCTGTCTCGCATGGTTCCGGTTCTATCGAGGATCGGGTGTGAATAGTCATATTTACGCACCCGCCAACCTGGGCGGCCTTCTGAACCGAAATTTTTGACAATGCTCTTTGCTGTTATGATTCCAATATCCTTGTAGAGTCTTCCTTTTTCGTTGAGAATTTCCGCCTGAATCCTCTTGACACGCTTTACGGCTCCCCTGAAATCAGTATCAACTTCTATTTTCATTCTCTGGTTAGCTCCTCTGGTATGCGGTGTTGATGTGTGTTAGCCGCGTAAATGTCTCGATAAAATCAAGCCCGATCTCATCACAGAAAATCTTGACGGTTGCCGCGTCGATGTTTCCGCCCTTGCTATATGGTGCGATGAGAGCGTAAAAGTTCAGCCACAACGCGCCCTTCTCATAGTGTAAATGGGCGGGGTCTCCATGCTTCGCGCATGGGAGTTTTACGCCTCTTTTTAGCACCGGTGCGCCCGCCCGTGTCAACTCGTCAAGACACAGCAAACACATGTCGGGTTTTCCATCCTTTAGCCACCCGACATGCTGCGTCAGTCCAGGTCTATTGCTTCGTCTTCGGCCTGCCTGAAAGCTTCAGTGTCTACAAATGCGGTTGTGATTGCATCTGAAAACCAGCCCAAAAACTGAGGATAACGACTCAGTAAAGCCCTGAATCCATCCCTGGAATGTTCGGCAGGCTTCCCGCCCTCCGCGAAAAGGCATGAACTACCAACGACACACACGTCAGAAAGTTCCAGGCAATAACTAAGCTTGTCGCTCTTGACGTATCCCTCTTGTTTGCGGTGTGTGCCGCTCCCGGAGTTCGAAATAATGAACCGAGAATATCGTTTTGACAATTCCCGTTCTTTCTTCCTTATCTTGTCATTGATATTGATAGTAATTTCCGGCACGTCTTCGCCGTCTTCGACTTTCAGGCAGTCAACAGGGATTACTTTCTCGATGGTCGTGTCTTGTGCTAATACTTTCAAATCAAACATGTTTTCCGGCTCCTTAAAATGTAGCGATTACAATTTCATGGTCATTTCCGAGTGTCGAATCTTTCACGGCCTGGAGTGACGTATCCACAGACAAAAACTCATCCATATTCAGGCTTGCCTCTCCGATAATTTGCTTGGCGACGTTGACGCAAAAAATATTGTTATCAGTATCCCCTAAAACAACCTGAAGAATTGAGCCGATGACGTTGTCTCTCAGTAGAAATTCCTGCCAATTCGTGAAAAACGGTGCTCTCGTAATATTGACAGTCCGCTCGGAGAAAGACCGCGCTGAGAACCCTGAAGAAGACACCATACATTTTTTCGCCACGTCCGCCATTTCGATGCTGATTGTCAATGTGTCTTTGACGAATCCGCATTGATTATGGATTACGTAGGCTGTCTCTGTCGCCGTTCCTGCTCCTGAAAGTGCAGCGTGTGTCAATGTCTGGTTCGTTCCTTCCTCTCCGCTAACGGCTGAGATGGCAACGGTTTCATAGACTCCCGCTCCGACATCAACCACGATAGAATCTAAGGTCGTAACCTGGAAATTTGGGGCAACCAGAACCGTTTCCGTTGTCGTTGGGCTGCCTGTTATCACACCGGAAAAAACCGTCTTTGACGTGATGCCTAAACACATTAACGGTTGAGTCGTATCGTCATAGGTCGGAGTCACTGACTGTGCAACCCTATCATAAGTAGGAGTCAACGCCTTGACTGTAAAGGCCATCGTCGCGTTTTGTCCGACTTCAAAATTCATTTCGCAATTCGTGACCTTGCAACCTGCCAGCCTGAGTCGAAGCAGATTCTCGAAATAAATATAGGCTGTAAATGACGGATGTGAATCGCTGGCTAACATCCAAGAGATGCCCGCGCTTACTGTATCAAGCGCGATCGGGGTAGTGCTCAGGGGCGGAAATATACTCAATGCTTCTGTGGCGATGCCTTCCAACCTGACAACCTCATCATTGATTCTCAGGAGTTGCCCCAAATCAAAATCATTGGCGACGTTCGCCGTGAACAGGTCTGTCGTGGGGGCGGGAGATGCTTTGACGGCGTTGTCTGTGTTCGCGTTTTGCGCTCCCATAATCGACTTCATGAAAATTGCCCATTCCGGGGCGGTCTTCGTACCCTTACCCTTGATATTCATTGTGACGGAAAAACCCAAATCCTCCGAATACATGCCCGGTTGTGGGGCGGTCTTAGTGAGGCTTCCGGTGATCTCGTTGCTGGGAACCATTTCGCGGTCAATGTTGACTTCCAATCCGTCCGCCGTGAAGATGAGTGCGCCCAGTGCGGCTTCTGCAACAGGCGTGTTTTCAGTCACCTCATCAACGATGGAAATTTCTGTGTTGCGTAGTGCTATTGTACTCATGATGTTAGACTCCTTACGTCTGTATTGACGTGTGTAATCACAAGCTCGCTGCTCCCTGTCCATTGACCGGAAAGAGGCTTGATGCTTGCCTGTTGATAGTTTTTACTTGTCACGTCGCACCATTGCGACAGACTGAATTTTTGCCCAAAAAAGGCGGTTTCGAGAAGATCAAGAATGTTCGCGGCTGTCTGATCCTCTTTATCCCCTGAATCCTCCGTGAATACCGAGAAAGTGACGGGGTATTGTTTGAGCATATAACGCCCACAATTAGAGATAGTTTCAGAGGTGACTTGACCCATCCGCACCAGAAGAAGAGGCAGGATCGTGCCATAATCAGGAGGCATATCGGACGCGGTGAACATCACGAAAAAAGAGCCTATGTCCTCCAATGCTTCGCCAGAGGCTGTCTCTGTGGTCAATTTGGCATCAATCGCCTCTAAAAGACGTACAGCTATATCACTCATTATAATATGTAATATCCTCGTCAAAAGAGGAATCAGCGTCATCAACCTCTGCCCTCTCTGACATATCCTCTGTCACTCCGTACAGATCGTCAACGCCGTCTCTTATGCGTTCTAAGGCAGCAATGGCCTCAAGATAGATGTGATTGATTAACTCTGATTGTGCATTATTCGAACTTGAGAACCAATAGACACACAAATCATCCGAGATAGCGAGCACACGCCCCGGGGCTGTGGATATTGTCCAGGCTGCCAGGACAGTTTCTCCATATCTCCGGGTCAAATAGCTAAAAACTAACCCAGAGGCGAATTGATACCCCTGCGTCAATTTGCCGGGGTCTGGGATGGAGTCGTTGTTATTATCCGTCCACCCCAGAATCCGCTTAGAATTGGCTCTCTGTTGAACCGTTGTTAATGTGCTAAATTCAGGTAATGCCATATTTTACGGCTCATCATCCATCGAAGTTAAAGTCCAGTAATAACAGACGGCTGTTATGTCGCCTGCCGTGAAATCAGCACCCTGGGGGGTCAGGGTAATATCAGTTTCCCCACTCGTGATCGCCGTCGCTGCGTTGTCATCATGAAACGTGTTGACTTTGGTGTTCTTTGTCGCTGCCGTTGCTGCTGCGGCTATTTCAGCGGTTGACCCGCCTGAATAAGCAGCCGCCCAGGTATTATCCCCGTCATTTGTCACGGCGACATCAACATTAAGTTGACAACTGTGGAGAAGCGCACCGGAAGGAATATCAACCTCGATCTTGTCGGTTGCTCCTGTAAGTGCTCCACTTGACGCTGTCGCCGTCAGAAGTGTCATCAGTCCGGCTGTTTGGGCTGCATCTTGAACGATCAACGAAGAAGCTTTAGCAGCTCCTACAACTGTCGTTGCACCTGTTATTTTGGTCACTCCGGTCACTTCAAAGGCCACACTTGGAGCCGCCGTAAATATGCCGACTCTATCATTCCCGGCATCCACAAAAATCGCAGCAGCATCACCGTTACTTTCCACTGTGAAATCATAATCACCAGAATCATCATTGACAGTCACTGCTCCGCCTTCGAGATCGATAATTCCAGTCATTTGAATATTAGTTTCAGCAATGACAACCTCCGTTGCTGCGGTTGCATTATCGATCGTAGTCCCACCAGCAAGCGTCAAAATTCCGGTGCTGCCCAGGCTCATCTTGGTTGCTGCCGTTGCTCCGGCCGTCATCAGCATCCAATCAATTTGAAAATCTTCAGATGCCGCCGTCGTATCGGTTGCCAGAACCGCGATTCTTGCGCCTAATTCCGTATTTGCGGCGGCCGTCTCTTGATACCAGTCCAGACTCAATCCGATGTCATTCGCAGGCGTCCCACTGGTCGTATGCGTGAAAGTCACCAGAGGATGAACCGTATTCGTCAGGGCGGTCTCCTCAGACACATCCCACCCTTCGGCACTCGCTACAATCGAAATTTGCATCGAATCAGATGACGTATTCCAGATGTCCTTGATCATGGAATCCGCCATATTTAGCCCGTATGATGCGACGGGAAACATTCCGCAAATAGCAATAACACACACAAGCACTAAGCTTTTTTTAATATTCGTATTCATTTTTTGACCCCTCCTACTCTCTCCCATAAGACGATTCCGGTAGGAAAACCCACCCCGTTCGCCTTGCATACTTGTCTTCCGGCTTCCACAACTTCAGTCATGCGTTCCCCCTCGACAACGCCTTTCTTGCCGTTCTTAAGTTCATATCTTTGTTTTATCATCATGGCAGTTCAGGGGCGGTTTTCCCGCCCCTCTCCTCTAATACAGGTTATCGATACGATAGGCTAACTTTTTCTCATGAGACAGGAATGTGAAATAATCCCAGATGCCCCATTTGCGGACACCGGCTCCGCCGATCTCCCCGTCAGATGATTCGTTCACAAGCCAACCCTCAGAGCTTTCCCCTTGCCCATTAGGACGCCAAAACAGGTGTTTGAGCCAAGAAGGTTGACGCGGACTTCTGATGGCGTCTACATTGTAATCGAAAAGTAACATCGAATCGCCCCAGATTTCCGCGATAGTTTCGTCTGTCGGGTCTGATGAATCCGTAATCAGTCCACCAGAGGCAATCCACAGATATTCAAGATTCCAATAGTTTTTCAGGAATTCGACTGTTACATACGGATTGACTGAGCCGTCACGCCCAGAACCCATCACAGTAGTACTGCTCTGAATACTTGCGTGTTGCGCCAGATAGTTCAGGGCGGTGTTGCTGATAATACCGGCATTGAGACGATACCCGCCAGCCTCTACGATAGCGCGCCCTGCCATAATATCATCAAGGCTGTCCGCTGTCGCTATTGTGCTCCATGCCGTACCTGCATTCGCGTAATACGTGGCCCCGTTGAAATTGCTGTTATTCGACACGAATGTATACAGAGCCTTCTCTTTAAGCTTTTTCAAGAGGAACATAGTAACGGCCATTTCTTCTTGAATCATAGCGGCTGCGCTGGAATAGCCTCTGCTCCCTGACTGTCCCAGATCACCGTTAAAGAATTCAAACGCTGCTGAAATGGGATCGACCTTGAAATCGACAAAGCCATCTGAAGTATTATGAGATTCTGGTTTTGTGTGTTTGCTTGAAAAACTCCGTAATTCAGTAAACCACGTGCGGGCGTCTTTCTTTCGGAATTTGCCCAGTTCAACCCCGGCGTCCATTGCCGGGAATACCTGATTGTATATCAGATTAGCATACGGATCGGTAAGCTGGTATGCGAGACTTGACATGTCGGACTTATAATATGTGTTAATAGTAGGCATATTGATCCCCCTCCCTTAAACCGTGTAAAACGTGCCGAGTGTTTTGAGATCAACCAACACATAGCCGCCTACAGTAGACTGTAA